GTTGACTAACTTGTTAATGATAGGCACATATTGTTTAATGATCTTTGTTTTTATTCCTTGATCTTTCAATAGTACACCAGCAACTTCATACAAAGTCTTCTCATGTACTAAGTCTTCTTGTTTTTGTTTACCATCTGTTAACTGTCTTGTAAGAGTACTTAATTTTTTATTCTCTTTACCAACATCTTTTCTATCACTACCTAATGATGAGTTCTCTTCATTTAACTTTGTTATGTAACTATTCAATGCAGTTATGTTTGCACTCTCTTTAGAATGTTCTGATTGTTTACTTGATATTAGATCACTAATATTTAAAGCATCAGCTACTTTCTTGTTTACTTCTTCATACATCTTACCAAGATCTTCTAAACCTTTTTCTACTTCTTTTATTTTATTTTCTTTCTTGGCTACATTCTTTTGTTTAACATCTGATCCAATAGCTTGGTGACAAGTTGGACATTCATCATTATTAGTATAAAACTCAATATCTTTCTTGAGTTGTTTTACTTTTGACTCCATACTTTCTTCCATAGCAGTTATACTACCAAGTTTGTTTTGTAGTTTATTCTTATCCTTAACTTGTTCTTGTAACTCTCTAACTTGCTTCTCTATTGTCTCAGTCTTTTGTCTTGATCTAAGTATAGTAGCTTCTGTCTTTTCTATCTCTTGTTTATTCTTATCAATCTTCTCATTATGACTTTGTTTGATCTCATCTATGAATTGTCTTTGTACATTAATCTTTTCTTGTATCAGATCTATTTGATATTTAAGTTCTGTTATTCTATTTTTATTATCACTTACTTTATCTTTTAGAATTAAGTTCATAGATGAGAATATTTTTATATCTAATAAGTCTTCAATAATCTCTCTTCTTTGTGGTCCACTAAGTTGCATGAATGGAACAAAACTACTTGATCCAAGTATAACTATTTGTGTAAATGATTTGAAGTTTAGTTTTAGAATATTAGTTTCTAAATGTTCTTGATAATCTTTACTATCACCTGTTTGGTTTATCAGTTCATCATTAACATATATTTCAAATGGTTGGGATCCCCAAGTCTTTATACTTCTATGTACTTTATATTTGTTCTTACCTACAGTAAACTCTACTTCAATACTTGTACCTTTTGTATTGACACTATTTACTAATTGTTTCTTAGTTACTTTTCTAAATGGTCTACTGAATAGAACATAGCAAAGGGCATCAAGTATTGTACTTTTACCAGAACCATTTTCACCTACTATCAATGTGTTTGGAGATCTTTTCAGATCAACTTCTGTCCAGACATTTCCATATGAAAGTAAATTTTTCCATCTTATTTTCTCAAATGTTATCAACTATTCCCTATACGTCAATATGCAACGCTTCATTATACAATGTACCCATGAGTGAAGTCAACTTCTTTTTATCAACTTCAGTATCAATCTTATCAATATACTTTGTCAAGATCGTCATAGTATCTTCAGCTTCATCAATTAAATCTTCTTCACTAGTTTGATCCATATGCTTATGATCATCTACTAATGAAATGTTTTCAGGATTTGATTTGTATAGTTTATCTAAAAACACATCAAACCAATATGGGTTCTCTTTATGTATTGTTACAACTTTAACGTATGTTCCTTTGAATGAATCAAAGTCATAGTTTGTTAGTTCTTCTAATGTTTTATTCTTGTCATTATAAAATATTTTATGAAACATCTTATATGGATTTACAATTCGTTCTAATTCTCTTGTCTCTAAATCTAATATATGAAAACCTTTTGGATCATTATAATCACTCCAAGTTATTTCATATTGTGTTCCTAAGTAATGTATATTGTCTTGATTAGACTTTGTATGATAATGACCAGATAGTACCATCTCAAAATCTCTAAGTACTTCTTTCTTCAATCCATGATCACTTATCATCTCTTTGTTCATATGGAAACCTTGTATCTCTAAATGTCCTAAGGCTAACTGAGCTCTTGTACTTTTTATATGTTGTAAAGATGCTGTATAGTTTGAATTATTAATCCAAGGTAGTATACAAAGATCAGTACCACCTATGTTTATATCTGTTGCTTCGCTGTAGAACTTAGGATACCATGTACCGCTATCAGTTCCAAACAGTTCCTGCATTGCATTTATTTTATTTGTATTTCTATATGGTACATCATGGTTTCCAATAATAACATGGAAGTCTATACCCATCTTTTTTAACTTGTAGATAAAATCAGTTTTGAAACGATTAAGAATAATATAGTTGATAAATTTGCGCCTATCAACGATATCTCCCAAATGGATAACCGTCCTGATATTGTTCTTTTCAAGATAGGGAAAGAAAATATTATCATAAAACTTATGAAAGTACTCAAGAAAAGCAAGACTATCATTTCGTGCCCCCCAATGGGAATCATTCAGAAGTGCCACCTTATTGTTGCTCATTGAATTCTTTCATTTCAATGGAACACTTCTTTCTATGATCCTCGTATGTTAAGATTTGTAAATTATCTGGATGGTGCTTACCACCTTTCCAAATTGGTACGATATGGTCTACTTCGTACATATTTCCTGTCTCCTTCCGCTTCTTAGCGCACTCGCAATAAAGCTCTTCAATTCGATTTAACTCATTATAGCTCAACTCTTTAACTTGGTCAACGATTAATTTTCTTCTTTTTGCTTCATAGTAAGCTCCCTTACCAGATTCACGTTTCCATTTATTTTGATTTCTTTTATATGTATCTGTTGTTCTGAAAGTAGCTATTGACTTTCTACCTAATTCTGATTGAGCCCATTTCTTAAATACTGCAGGACTTCTTTCCCTAGTCATTTTCTTATTGCAGAGAACACAAGACCAATTAATAGTAAACTTTAGTGTTGTTCCACAAGTCTTGCATGGTTTACCATTATAGTGTATATCACCATTATGATATGCTTCATACCTTGGCCCTCTATTATGTGCTGGTTTCTTCTTATCCATGTATTATTTATATGTGGAGCACACTTGGGGCTACTTTATTTTACCACTTTCATATAAGAATTTTCTATTATCTAAATGTTCTTGTTTAATATCATCTTTGCTTTTACCACTATATGAAACACCTATTTTATTTCTAATCATATATTCATTAATAGTTGTTTGTCTATCTTCATCTGGATCATATATCACAAACTCGCCAAGTACTCTACCATACTTACCAACTTTATCTTTATGTGTTCTCAAAACTTGTTTGGATCCAACCGGTAAAAAAGATAATACAACTTCCTTTGCATACAAGCCTGCTTTCTTTTCTTCTAGATCTCTTGTTCTTGATTCTGGTGTATCTATTCCATAGAATCTTACACGTTCATTATTAATCCAAGTATCAAAGCCCAAGTTGATATTGACATCAGCAGTGTCGCCATCCACAACTTTGACGATTGTGCATTCGTATTCGTACATACTTTCTCCTTTATTACTATGCCTCTTTCAAAGCAAACTATTTTATTTCTTTTGATATTCTTTTGGTACTTTTCCATATCCAACAACCCTATCCCACTCTCTTTGAGTGTATCCTTGTTTATCTACTTTAAAAGTCATAACATCTCCCTTTATGTTCCCAATCACCAAATCTAGTTGGTTCTGGTCCTTTTGTTCCACCTATTTCTTTAGGTTTCTTTTTCTTTTTATTAAATATGGCATCATATCCATTTCTATAATTATCATTGACAGGTCGTGTCTTTCCATCCCAATAAGTCATTATACTTTCCTTTTCTTTATCTTTCTTCTTTTGTTAGTCTCAAAGTCAGAAATGAATTCATTCATATATTGTTGAGTCCACTCACTAACTTTTATTTCATCCTTAAAGTTTTTTGTTGTATCGTGTTCCTGAACAGCTGCAGTTGTATCAAACAAATTAGTTTGTTCTGTCATCTTAAACTTCACGAACAGATGTTTCTTCTCTTTTTGGATTCTTCTTAAAAATGCATAATATATTATTTGTGTAAAATATGCAAATGGATTATTACTTTTCTCTGGATTAAAATTATCAATGTATTGTAAACAATTTTCAATCCCATCACTTATCATTTCTTCTTTAAATGTATAGTTTACAAAGTTTGGTTTTCTTGCTAAGTGTGTTGCTATCTTCATAATACATTCTCCAACATATGTTGGTACTATTGGTCTATCATTCTCTTTATCTTTAGCTTCTTGAACATTCGCTCTATACTCAATCATAGCAGCTAAGAAATCTTTGTTATTAACATATTGTTGCTTTGCTCGTCTGCCCATTATTTTTCCTTTTTTAATAATTAACTGTTGACTTTTTCTATTCCTAATGTAAAATAGCTGATGTAGCTGGCGGAAAGGATCAATATATTAATGATATGTAATCTTCTTATCAGGGTCATTTAATTCATCCATAATCTCGTCTAGCTTAGACTTATCCTCTCCACTAGTCATTTTATCAATTATTCTTTCTAACTGTTCGCGCGCACCGTCAGGCTCTTCTGGCTCCTCCATACCTGTGATAGCGTTAGCAGCTGCTTCTACTTTAGTCCTTGGTTTATAATTCTTAATTTTATCTGTAGTCTTATTATAATACTCTAATACAACAGGATGCATGTTACAAACTGTTACTATATGCTTTTTATTAATTGGTATTCTATCTCCATAGTTCCAAGGTACCCATTTAACAAAAGCCATACCCATATGAGTACTGTTTGTCATTGTAACTATCCTTTGTGGATTTTTAATTTTAAGTTCGTTTGTTTTTAAACTTAGAACATCAACTTCACCTACTACATCATCACCGTTAGATAGTTTAATTAACTTTGTGCTGTATCTATATGTTGGTTGTTGTGTCATTTAATCTCCATCTTGTATAATTTATAATCAAATCTTTCTTCATTATAAATTTTTATTCTCTCGCTAAAATGATTCAATGTATAGTTTGTCTTACTCTTATATCTCAAATCATCACTTATATCTATCAATCTCGCTTTTTCTTTTTTGTCGCCTTTTCTGAGCCCACGTCCGATACTTTGGAGATTCCTAATTTTTGACTTAGACGGCGAAGCAAAGATGATATTGTGGAGATTACGGATGTTAACACCTGTGCTAAAAGTGCCAAAACTTGC